TGAACCATTCTTCTGGCACCTCTTTATCTGCGAATGTGAAGCCATTCTTGTTGCACCAATCAGCATAGCTTGTCTTGGAGCCTTTGTTGATCTTGACTTTAGAGTTCTGGAACACAAACCGTATGTCCAGTTCAGGGTGTTGCTTCTGGATCAGAAGGTGTTTCTTTCTGTCCTCTGCCACAAACCTACCTTTAGTCTCCACCATGATCCCGTTGGGAAGCACGAAATCGACTGTGTAGGTGTGAAGGCTTTCTGGGATAACGTACTTGATCTTCGTTGTCTCATACTCGACCTTCACACCCTGTTGTTCTAACTGCTTGGCTATTCGACCTTCAAAGCCAGATCGGTATCCCCTAGACTTGGGGGTTCCCACATTTGTCCTTCTTCCCGTCTTAGCCACAACAGTCTCCCATTCATTACTGCACGGTCATAGTCGCCTTCGTAAGCCTCTAGACAGCGTTTCCACATTTCTTCTTTTGTGGTAGCACCCTCAAGGATTTTCTCGGCCTTCGCTTTACCGACTTTCCAGACACCTTTGATGTTGTCTACACTGTCACCCATCAACAGTTGAGTGTAGAAGAATAACAGACCATCTTCTTCACTAACCTCTGTCCACTCGTCTTTTGTAGGGTTATACAACAAACCGGGAACCTGCTTGAAGTCTTTGTCGATAGAGACAATCACGGCATCTGGAAAGTGTTTGGTTGCCAAGATTGCAATTGCATCATCAGCTTCCTCACCTTCTGTCAAGATAGTGTTGAACTCTTCCATGATGTAGTTACGAGCAAAGTTTAGAAGCACGGGCTTTTCCTTTGGTCGTTGAGCCTTGTAGTCTTTAGCAATTTCGTGACGGAAGTTGTTAGGCCCCGTCAAGAACGCGATGTAGCGGTAGTCCTTCCCGTACCTCTCAATTATGGCGTCGAAGATGTTCTCGAAGAGTTCATCAATCTTACCACAAACACCACCAATGGTGTCCCCCTCTTTTGAGAATACAGCACGATACGCCAGAGGGTCAGCGTCGATAAGGATTAACTTTGTCACTGGTTGCCTGTCAGGTTGAAGACTGTCGGAAATGCTGGAACCAGCACATCTTTAATCTTACGGGCCATTACAACATGTTCCCACTGGGTCACACCGGGATCATCACGAACATCAAGGTAGTGCAACCAACTACGCAGTGTGCCATTGACGTACAGTCGGCTCATGGTAAGACCTTCGGGAAGGATTACCCTAGTACACTCTTTAGCGACACCCCTGCCTCTTGCCCAAGCATAGAAGTCTTCTGCAAGGTCTTTGATCTGATATGCGTAGTCTTTCAGTTCTTCCACAAACCCATAGTCCAGATCGTCTACACTGTTCTGACGGTTCTTAGTGTCTTGGCTACGGAACTCACGCTCAGTAAACTCAATCTCGTCAGAGTAGCGTTGACTAAACTCTTGGAAGCTGAACGAGCGGTGACGCAACAACTGTCGGGTAATATCCCTCGGAGCCTCTACCTCGACCACAGCATTGACCATTTCGAAGACTGACCAATGCTTGTTCTTGACACAGTAGTTTAGGAGTTTCTCTGCTGTGTCGAAGTTGTCTTGGTTAGAGGGGTTAGACACCCTAGCGCAGTATGCTAGGATGCCTTCCGAATTAGGGATACGAGCCTCGATTGTTGGTTGAGTAAGTCCAATCAGTCGGGCATTGATCTTTGTCAAAGTGTTGTACCCACTTCTTTTCCGTTGTCATAGACAGCTACCATCTGGTTCACATACTTGTATCCAGAGCCTTGCATAAAGGATAGGAACAGTTCTAGAACCTCTGGGACCGTCTCCGCTCGACCTTCGACATTGACAGTGCGGTGGTCGCCATCTTCGTCAAAGTCATACATTCCAAACGTGAACCGCATTATGCTGCCTGCCCTTCTTCGGGACGGACGTACTGGACATGTTCAAGGATTTTGACCTTAACCAGAGTGGTCCGATAGCTTTGGCTTCCGTCAGGTGCAGTGAACGGCGAGATAAGATGGGTAATCTCAGCAATGCTGCCATTGCCAATCAGGCCATCTTCTTCGCTACTCCACAGTTTGCCATCTGCACGGAGAACTTTCGGTGGTCCACCAGCAGCTTCAATCACTTCACCAGCCTTGGTCTTGACGAGGTGCTTACGCTCAAACTTAACGACCAGTTCACCATCCATCATACGGTTCTGGTTAGGGCGCTTGAGGCTGCCAGTCTTCTTGAGTTTCTCGAACTCTTCTTTAGAGAGTTTCTGACTGACGGTGTAGGCACCCTCACAATCGTCATACTGGCCGTTATAACCCGTTTTGTCACGGTTGCCTTCGAACAGACGCGCCCATTCAATCGGGCCTACCGTGGTGACTTCTTTGTATTTAGACATGCTTTCGCTTCCTTTTGTGGTAGCAGTAGACTGATTCTATCTGCTGTCGGGTTGGACGGTTGATATAGTTGTATCCACAGGGTTTGTCAACTAGATTTAGTGAGTTCTACGAACTTTTTAGTGTGTTTCGGCATAATTTTTTCCGATCTGCACATCTACATCTAGCAGGACATTCAGCTTTAGTTTGTCGTTAGCCTTCTTGATAGCACCCTTGAGAACACCACCAATGTATTCCGAAGCGACCTCTGGAATGTAGAAGCCAACTTCGTCATGGAACTGCATAGCAATCTTAATCTTTGCCTCTCGGCAGAAGGACAACCAAGTATCAAAGCAGTAGACACCTGTAGACTGGTTAGCAGTAGAGAAACGATCCTTCTCAGATCGTAGGTTATGCCAGAACTTAGAGACGGGGTTCTGTAGCCACATAGAGTTGCCCACAAGTTTAACCTTGAAACTCTCTGTTGCTTTGACCACAGAATGGTTCCGTTCCCAGTAAGCCTTGATGATTGCTGTAGCCTCTTTAGGGGTCACACCAATCTCTCTGGCAAGTTTAGCTGCACCCACACCGTAGACGCAACTGTAGTTCGCAGCCTTGTATTTGCTACGAATAGGTTTCAGGTTAATCTCCCCTCTTGCATGTTTCTCCGCATCTTCTGCGGTGATAGCACCTGCAAACTCCGCAAGATTAAGGTGGGGGTCAAAACCCGGTAGGCTCATCTCTGCCACATAGGCAGGATCGTAGGGCTTCATGTAGTGGCGCTTTGTGGTATCCTCTAGGGAAACCATGTCAGACCCTACCAGATCGAAGCCATCAGGGGCAATTAGGCATCCCCTGATCTCTGCACCCCAAGGCTTGTCCACCTTCGGGATATTAGCTAGAGGCTTGGCATGTTTGAACCTGAACGTGTTGGTCAGACCTGCCACAGAAGCAACAAGCCAGCCATCTGTGTGGTTCTCTAACATAGCCTTGAAGAAGCCCTTACGGTGACGGATAACAGTCAAACCCTCTAGAATTTCCACGCCGGGGGCCTTGTCCTTGAGGCTAGTGACACTGGCACACAGTTGACCACCTTCTGCATGGGTGGCTGGATAACGTACTTGGGCAATGCGCTTCTCCTGACCTGTCTGCTTGTTCTTGTCGTATTTCCACGTCTGGGGTTCCCAGCCAAGTTTGTAGAGCCAGTCCTTGACCTGAGCATCGCTGTTGGGATTAGCATCTTCCCAGTCAACGATCATTTCCACCGTATCCCCCTCGAAGTTAGAAGGCAGTTCAGATTGGAAGAGGATGTTGAGCCACTTCTTCCAAGCCTCGGTCATGGACCCATCCTTCTTGACCTGTTGTGCAGGACGCTTGAAAGTCTTGTAGACAGGTTGCTTAGGCATAGCCTTGACCAGTTCCTCGAACTTCTCCTGTTGCAGACGTTCCAGTTCGTCAAAGTTCTTCTGTGCGCGTTCTACATCAAGACGTACACCCACCTCTTCTGCTTCCCTTGCACAGTCCATCTTGAACCCAAGATAGTCCACAATACGAACAGCCTCATCCCAGTTGCCATACAGCTTGAGGAGTTTACGCTCTAGGTCTTTCCAGAGACGCCAGTTGATCTTAACGTCTTCCACACAGCGATGGGTATACTCTTCGTAGGACAGGCTCGACCAATCCTCGACCTTGGGCTTAGGGACACCGTATTCGATACCATAGCCCTCTAGACCATGCTTGTCCCGTTCAAAGTTGACGTACCAAGACAAGGCCAGACTGTCGATGAACTTTGTGTGGTTCAGGTTCAGCCCAAGGATTTTGTTGAAGGTAGGAAGATCGTGCCGGATAGAGTTGTGAGCAACAATCCGGGTATCTTCTTCCAACAACAAAGACTTCATAACTTCGTAGTCATTGGTGTGGTGGTAGGTTTCCCCATCATCAGTCCAAGCAACCACATGAAGTTTAGTAGCCTCTTTCCACAGACCATCACTTTCACTATCCAGCACAATGATTTTCATACGGTATATCGCTCCAACACACGTTTCGTTGCGGCATAATCTAGGATGAAGTCTTCAAGATCACCCGGAAGGAGAAAACCACCTTGAGCATGTTTGATGATTTCATCTTTGAAGTATTGCAGTTGCGTTTCTAGTTCTTGGGTGATGATACTATCAACAGTGTCATAACCAAGTTCCACAATTACCTTAGACATTCTGTTTCTCCAACTGTTCTTGACCAAGCAGCCACCCAAAGGTAAAGGCCCACTTAAGTTTTTCAACATCTTCTGGTGCAACCCAGTTTCTACGGGCGTCTCTAGTTGGTGCAGGTCCATCCAGCCAATCCTGAAAGGCTTCATCCATATTCACCATCCCACTCCTTTTTCAGTTAGGGTGAAGGTTTCTCCATCAAAGAGAAGTTCACCAGAGTTTCCTTCAAGACCACACGGACGGTTCTTCTTAACCACAAGCCGTGTAGTATTACGTTCTAGCATATCGCTTGCCTCTTTGTCACGCTCTAAATCAATAATGACAGAGGCACGTTGACCAATCATACGACAGTATTTGAAGTCGCCATTGTCGTTGGTGTGACCAATCGTAACGATACCAACATTCAGATCAGCAGCCAGCTTAGACAGACGAACAGACAGTTCCGCCAACAGGGACTCTTTGCTTTCGTCACTGGATACCGTAACAACGTCTTGGATAGGCTCAAAGAACACATACTTGCAGCCATACACCTGTGTCAGAACCCTGATCTGTTCAATCAGATCGTCAGCACCATCCTCTTCACGAAGGTGAAACTGCATGTAACCAGTGTTCCTAGTGATGTACTTAATCGCCTCTTCTACGTCCCTTAAGCGACCTTTCTCTAGGATCAGGTCTTTACGGGTCACATTGTCCTTGAGGTGGTACGATACCACACCAAGAAGTGAACGTAGCTTAGTCTCTTCCAAGTGCCATGTGGCAAACTTCACATCTGGATGGTTCTTGATGAAGTTGTATTCAAG